TGTGTTGTTTATATAAAATCTAGCATCATCTATCACGGTAACTCCAGAGGTGGTAGCTGCCCCACCATCATCAAGTTCAATTCCATATCTATAACTATCTACTCTTAAAACTGGGTCTGGGTCTGCATCTGCAGGATAAACTTGACTGTTGCTTTCGTGCCAACCATCATAAGTATAATCAACACCACTTCCACCATTACTTAATATTGGGTTGGGTGTGGTGGTAGAACACCAATCGTTAATAACACTAATTCCAGCATTAGCCAGCCAAGCATATAATTCATCGTCCTCACCCTCTAAGAAAAATAGACCCGCCTTAGCACCACCAAAATTTACTATTTGAACAAGGTTAACGTGAACATCTACAGTTCCATCTACATCATCCCAAATTGGAATATAGGGGTCATCACCACCCTCATAAGCATTATTAACTCCTTGTCCTGAATTATCCCAATATACTGCTCCACCAAGTTGGTCGTAAGTTGAAGTTCCTGCTCCATTATCAAATTGAAAAGTAGTATCTCCAAGCCAGTAATAATATCCATTAGCTAAATTTAATTCATCCCAATTTAATAATTCAACAGTAGAGGTTGGGGTTAAAGTATTTGCACTAATAGTATCAAATTGCCAATTAGAACCGCCTGTGCCACCCCCACCTGCACCCACTATACCAAGTGATGATGTGGCCACCAAGTCATAACTACCGTCAGTCTGTCCAAGCAATACCTCACCATAAGCAGGTAAAGTACTAGTACCAGTACAACCTTGATAGGGGAAACACACTGTAGCACCAAAATTATCTGCACCAGCAAAAGCTATACCAGTTAAACCGATACATATTACTATTCCTATTGTAAGTATTATTTCTCTTATTCTCATTTGACTAAATAATTATTTTTGTTATAATTAAATTGATTGGGATAAGCAATCATAATATTTTTTAATACCCGTTAGTAGGTGCTTATCCCACCGAAAGCGGGTTTTATAATTATATGGGTCTTCCTAAAAACAAATATAGGGGTAAAAATCACTGGTCTTGGAAAGGTGATAAAGTTGGTTATGCTGCAATTCATGTTTGGCTAAAAAATACTTATGGCAAACCACCAAAATGTGATAAATGTGGACAGTTAAATGACAATAGTAATATTAACTGGGCACTAATAAATGGCAAAAAACATCAAAGAAAAAGAAAAAATTATTGGCGATTGTGTGATAAATGTCACATAAACTATGATGGAATTACAGGAAAACGAATTAAAAAAGGGCAACGGATTTCTCCAAAAACAGAAATAAAGAAAGGACAACGATTGTCTCCTAAAACAGAATTTAAAAAAGGGCAAACATATTTTCATTTACATAAATTAAATTGTCAATGTTTCTATTGTAAAAATACTAAATTCTATAGTCCACAAGAATAATACTATTTTGTGGTGGGGCTGTATTAAATGTTATTGTTTGACCACTAAGTGTCCAGTCTTCTGTTATCCTCATTCTCATTCCGTTTACGTAAACCTTCAAAGACGTTGTTGGAGATGGTGAGTGATTTAAGGTAAATGCTTTATTGCTTCCATTAACTGTACCGCCTGGGGTTTCATCATCTACTGTGTGGACATCTATGGCTGAGTAGTTAAAGCCACTTGCTCCACCAACATTTTGTTTACCAAGGTCATATAGTTTTGTGCGTAGTCCTTTTATGGCACTAACGTCTAGTCGTTCTTCTCCTCTAAGAAATTCTAGCTTGTCTCGTATCATCTCTGGAGTATCGGCAGAACCATCTGCTCCGTTAAGTCCATCTTTACCATCAGCACCGTCTTTTCCATCACTTCCGTCTACCCCGTCCATACCCTTAAGTCCTTGTTTACCCTCTTTACCTCGTTCTCCTTTGTCACCCTTTTTACCAGTATCTCCCTTGTCTCCTTTTTTCCATTTAATGGTTTCTAGTTTATCTGCCAAGAACTTAATGTTTTCTGATACTATGTCTATGCGTTGTTCTGCTCCTGCTCTTATTAGGGCTATGTCGTTTATTGCTTTGTTTAGTTTATCCAACACAAATAAGTGTGCATCATTACCACCCTTTTCGGCTAGTTTAATTAACTCTATGTCATTTTTATCTATTTTTTTCATACAAAAAGTATTGTTAGCAGATAAACCACCACTGCGAGTATTGCTCCTTTTATGTAGTTTTGTTTATTGTGATACCGCATCTTTTGGAATATTATATGTTTCACTTTCGTAACCCACACCTTTATTAAGTAAATAATCCTGTATATCTCTTTTTAAGTCTCGTTCTGTAAAATATTGTTGCATTTCTAGGTCAATATCATAGACCTTCCCACCAGACAAAAATGCCAACCACTTATTAACTTTATCCATGTCTTTGTTAAACATTTTCTCAAGAGTGTTTTGCATTCTTGATGTTGGAATGTTTCTAAGAATATGTAAGGTTTTTGGTGATGCTGTGTAATAAGTTTTTCCACGATAGTCATAGGTACCAATATTTAGTGCTTGGTCAATCCACTCTGGTAGTGTGCCATTTCTTTTAGCGTTCATTAATATTTCACCAGTTGCTGGAGACACCTTATTAATGTCAAGTATTTTTTGTTCTCTAAAGAAATCAAATCCAAGTTTACTTTCTAGTGGAAACTTAATTAGCGGATTAAGGCTTGACAACGTAGACATCATTGGTTGATTAACTCTTTGTATAAATTCTTCTAGCGGTAATCCAAACTTAGATACAAATTTGTTGTCTCTAATTTTAAACCCAAGTCCTTCTATCGCCCACTCTGGCAATCCTTTTAGGTCCTCTTCTGTAACCTTACTTCCAAATATATTTGAAAGTGCATTAGCCAACTTAGCTTGGTTAAGTATTCTTTCTGGATGTTTAATTAGCGTTTCGGCTTGTAGTTGTGCGTTCTTACGAGCAAACGTATAAAACGGAATAAGTCGTTTCATTATCTTGTTTTCAAATTGTGTAATCTTTGTATAATCAAACCCAGCCTTTTCTGCTAACTTAAAAGCCTCTTCAAGCGAACTTCCCTTTCTGAGTGCTGTCACTACGGCTTGTGCTTTTTGATTCATTTCTACAAACGCACCAATTCTTCTAGCCTTACTAATTTTTTTTACTTTAAATGAGTTGTCAGCTAACTCGTCTATATAATCACCTATATCAGAAATATATCTTGATGCACTACCAAACCTTGTTTCCATTTTTTCCCCAAGCTCTTTTGCGGTTCCCTTAAAGTTTCTAAAGTTAAGCGTTTTATTAGATTTTTTTAATATAGCTAGTGCTGTTGGAACGTTTGCTGGTGCTAATGCTCTTGCTCCTAAAACCTGATAGTTTTGAACTAAACCAGACAGTGCATTACGAATATGAAATGCTGGAAAATATGCAGTTACCGCTGTCTTAAATAAGTTTGTAAATTGGTCGTATCCAACACCCTTGGCAAGTGAGTCTATGGCTTTCATTTCTGGATAAAGTATGTTGTTCAAAAACTTAGCATCAGCTTCTTTTAAATATCCAACTGGTTTTGTGGCAAACGTTTTTCCGTCCTTTGAAATAATTTTTTGTGCTTTCTTAGATATTGGCAACATTCCCTCTTTAAATGTTTTGCTTCCATATACCCTTACTATATCGTCTATAAACTGTGAGTTCATACTATCCCTAACAACATCAAACATTCTTCTTCCAAAGGCTTCACGAACATCTGTAAGTCTAGCTTTTTCAGATATTTTTCCCCTAAATCTTTTTTTGTATCCCTCACTACCAACACCGAATGCCTTAGCATCTTTCCCCGTTGGTTTAAGTCGTGTTTCATCTATACCTGGAAAATACCACTTATCGCCTTTTATGTTAGCTTTTTTTGCTAAGTCCTGACCAAGCTCTTGTATTGAGGTAACAAGTTCTCTTGTTTGAGGGTTTTGCGGGTATTTATAGCTTCCCTTTTTTATTCCTCTTTCAATTAAACGATTATCATAAACATATTGTCCTGCTTTTTCAAGTTTATCTGGGTCTACGTTTTTACCAAACTTATATACTACATCATCAATTACTTTTTCTTTTGCTTGTCTTAGTTTGTTTAACTGAACAAATGATTGGTCTACCAGTTCTTTGGTTTTACCACCACCATATATTGAAAACGCACTTGTAAATCCTTCTTTAAGTTTTCTACCAGCCTCTCCAAATGCTCTGGCACTTTCTGGTGCTACCTTAGAATATGCTTGACCAACCTTGCTAAGTCCTTTTCCTCCGTGTTTTAATGTCCCCCTAATTAAACTACCACCAAAATAAGTGGTTGGGTCTAATGCTACATCCAAAGCAAAACCAACGCCACCCTTAATCCATTTGTTTTTTACATTAAGTTCTTCTAATACGTCTGAATATGTTGTTTTATCTTTTCCAGCCAATCCTCTTCCTATTGACCTAAATGGAGTAAATGTTCCTTTATCAACTATATCTTTTGCAAGGTTTGCTGAGCCATACAGTGGTCGTGAAATAAAATCAATAGTTCTTCTAAAGAGTGATGGTTTCTTTTCTTTAAGCTTATAGCCTTTTTGTTGGGCTATGTTTTTAAGCACCTCAATATCATCATACCCAGATGTGTATGCTGTTTTTCTTTCTCTGCCAGATTTTCTTTTTTTATTGGCTACACTTGCTATTGCCATTTATTTTCCAGTTAAATATTTTTTGGTTCCCTTATATGCTTTTTCAGCCCATTTAAGTGGACTAATTGGCTCAAGGGTTTCTTCTAGTGATTCAAGATATGTTGGTAGGTCTGTACCAAGAGTACCAAGACCCTGTTCTTTAAATGTTCTGTCTGTGACAAAATCACTTGCTGGGTTATTGTCTTCTGGTTGTGGTAGGGATTGCCCACCACTCATGGCTTGATTAACCATACTCTCTATTGTCCCAACGTCTTGACCTGTAATCTCTGCTAAATTAATTATTTGTTCTCTATAATTAAAATCATTTAACATTCCCTGGTTTCTTAACGAAACAAGATAGTTTACTGTGTCGGTAAATGTGTCGCCAGTTTCTGTTATTGTTTCATTACCAACCGTAAATGTACCAGTTCCACCAGCTCCTCCACCGCCTCCACTACCAGCTAGTCTGGTTTGCTGTTGGTATATTCTACTATTAGAAAGCTTACCACTGGCTACCTGCCAAGTATCTGTTGGATTAATACCAGCGTCTGGATATTTCATCATAAGGTCTTGGACGCTTTCTTGTTGTGGTCGTCTTGCATAAGTGCGTCCACCAACCTCTGTTAATTCATATCCTTGGTTTATAAATTGGTCTCGTTGTTCTGGTGTGCTTACGTATGTCCATCCATCAGACATCGCTGTCTGTCCAGCAAGCTTAACGGCATCCATATAAGAACCAGCGTTAGAAACCATGTCTGCAAGCTTAGCGTCTCCTGTGTTTTGTATTATTTGAATAGCTAGGTTTTGTTTATTAGCCTCCTCATCTCTTGCGTCTTGTTGTCGTTGTCTTAGGTCGTCTAACATTACTTGTTGAACAAGTAGTCGTTCTTGGTCTGCTTTATCAAGTAGTGGTTTAAGAGCAAGTAGTTGGTTCTGATAAATGTCTATTTGTTCAAATATAGGACCGAACTTGGCATTAACAGCGTCTTGTGCGTTTTGTCTAGCTAGTTCTATATTATTCATTAGTGAATTAGCCCTAGCAGTTGCAGTAAAAATCTTTGCATCAAATACTGCATTAACCTGTCTTTGTTTTCCTATAATACTTGACATTGTTATTGGTTTTCCCTCTAGGTCTGTGTTATAAGCATTTTTTTGGGCAATTAATGAGTTTATTTCATTGTTTGTGTTTGTAAGTTGTTCTGTAAGTTCGTTAGCTCCGCCTGGTTTAGCAAGCTGTTCTGCTAACATGGCTGATTCACCAGCTGTCTGTGCCAGCATGTCTGATATTTTTTGACTTAATTCTCCTTCTTGTTTTTGTGCATCAGTTTCTGGTACTGCGTTTAGAATATTTAAAATTTCTTGAACAGAACTACTTGTAGATTCTCCAGCCGCTGTAGACGTGTTGCTAGTTCCACCAGTTGTGCCACCATCAGCTGTTCCACTTATGTCCATTGGTATTGTTGTATCTGCAAGACCATCTGCTGCCACTGGACCACCACCACTCTTGGGGGTTCCGTCTGGATTAAGGTTTTCAATGCTTACTCTTGGGTTCCAGTACCTGTTTCCGCCAGAAATATATGTAGCTGCTTCTAGTTGGGCTGGTGTATATTGTCCCTGTAGATTAGCCCAGTTGGTAGCCCCTATAATAAGATTTGTGTCTGGAGTACCAGATGATAAAAATTGGTCGCCAGGTGGTACTGTCGCTGTTTGTGGTACTTGTTCTTGTCCAATCACTTCATCACCAATCATTACTTGACCGTCTTCTGTTCTTACGTGTTTTGTTGGGTCATACATAGAACCACCCTCATCAAAAGCTCTAGGACCTGTAAATGGTGTGCCACCTGGTCCAGATGTTCCAGTTGGCTGTGTGACAGCATCAGTTGTTGCTCCAAGGCTTTCCCATTGTCCTGTTTGTAGTGGAGACCAACCTGCCACTTGATTAACTATTTCTCCAGTAGCTTTATTTTTGTATTTAAAGGTTTGTGGACCACTGGTGTCTTGAACAATGTTTTCTTCAAACTGATAACCAGTTGGTAGCATTCCACTATACTTGGCAAACTCTTCTTGATTAGAAATTAAGGCTCTCATGGCTTGGTCTCTTGCAGAGCCACCGCCACCACTTATATCAGACAGTCTTTGGATATCTGCACCGCTTAATTTGCCAGCTATATGTTTTGCGGCATTTCTTCTCATAAATGCAGTATAATCTTCTGGAGACGCTATTCTCCCTAGTTTTTGATAAGTTTTATAAGTTTGTGGGTTGTAATCTTCCATTCTGACACTTCCACCACTGCCAGCTCTTACAAATACTTTCCCCTTATTAAATGTAGTTGCCATATTTTTTAAGTTATTTTATTCAAATTTTTAGCTTTATCATATTCAGTATTAAAAGAATTTCTCATAGCAGTAGTTGGTTTGAGTTTAAGTTGAGAAATTATGCTTTTAACTTTAAGCATAGCGTGTTCTTTAACTTGGTCTTCGTACCCTTCTGGTACTTGAATTTCTATTTTTGTGTAATTCATATATATAATTTAATCATCAACTGTTGCGCCTGTATCACAGGCTATCCAATTAGTACCATCATAAAATACTAATACTCCAGTTCCAGCCCCAACGCCCTCGCCAGCCTTTCTGCCGTCTGAGGCATATACTTGTGTTCCTGCCTGTATTGTGTATATGGAAGTTCCATAATAAATTTTAACCTTTATTTCATCTATAAAAGTATAAGTTCCATCCCATTTTGCTTCTACTGACACTTCAATTCCTGTAACAGTTTGGTCAGCACCTATAGCAAAACCATAGTCTTTGTAAATTTGTAGTTCTGTAGCACTTGTACCACAAGTGACCTTAAGCCTAAAACTTGTATCGTCTACATCATCACCAGTCCAAGTTTCTCCCCATAATTCAGTAGAACCATCTCCATAAGTTTGTGTAGACTCTGTTCCAGTAAATGTTTTTGTTAATGCACTTGTATAGCTTGAACCACCGTCTTGTGATAAATAAATCTTAACATCTCCATTGTCTGCTTCATATTTGTTATAAACGTTGTCTGATGACCACGTATTGTCATTAAATGTTAGTTTTGCATTACTAGATGTTGCATAACTAGGAGAGCCATTATCACTTAGGTCATTATTGCTAGAGCTTTCGTCTGTTAAGGTGTCGTTAAGTTTCCAGTATCCAACTAATCCAGCTTCGTTTCCAGTAAGTTCATCTGCATCATTAGCTGCAATTTCAGCACTACTTCTTTCATCATTCCAAAATCTTACTTCATCTATGTCACCCGCAAAATAATCTCCACCACCTTCACTACTGCCTATTAAAAATGGATTTGAAGTATCTGCTGGTGTATAAGAACCAGATTGTTCAGAACCAACTTGAGCGCCATCTACATAAAAATTTGCATCATTGTTTGTGTTGTCCCAAGTAACAGCAACATGATACCAAGTTGATGTAGACATTGTGTGTGTAACTCTTAAAAAATCACTATTTGCGCCATTTGTAATAACAAGCTCCATGTCTTGATTTCCAGCATTATTATAAAGATTAAACCAATATCCACCAGTACCAACCTCTCTTTTTGAAACTATTGTTATTCTTTCTCCTGGATTTGCTGGTAGTGTGTCTATGTAAATCCAAGCCTCTATTGAAAAATCTGCGTTTACTATATCAAGATTTGTTTGGTTTGCATCTGTAATTGAAAGGTACTGAGAGCTGCCATTTAAACTAATCGCTTTTTCTACATCAATATCGGTTGCGTTGTTAAATCCATCTGATGTTGGTGTTGTTGGTAGTCCTGAAACTGTGTAAGAACCATTATTTATAACACCGTCTGCTCCAACCTCTAAGGCACCAATCATTGTTAAGTTTGTTCCATCATATCTTAGATACTGTGTAGAACTTCCTATTGAAAGCTTATAAGCAGTTGAAGAATATCCTAAAAAGAACCCAGTTCCTGTTGCGTAATCTGTTTGTCCACCCCTTATGTGTCCAGCCACTCCAACATTTAACCCGCCACTTTCACAAGCAATGGTAGTTGCTGTATCAATATATACTCCGCTTGCTAAATAACCTGCTTGTGCATTTATGGTTCCTGTTGCGATTATACTAGAGGCGGTAAGTTGTCCAGCTTCTGTTACTTTAAAGGGTGCTGATGATGGTGTGGCGTGTCCAGCATAAAATCTAATATCATCTCCACCAGTTACGGTAGACAACATTCCAACAGCTCCAGCAGCATCTTTTAATGAATCAGAACCTATCACCCAACCACCTATATTACCAGCCGTAGCTGTAATTGTCCCTGAAAATGTCCCACTAGCACCAGTTATGTCTCCTCTAAAGTTTCCGTCAGAAGCCTCTAGGTTTCCATTTGCGTCTAGTCTCCACCCAGCAGAACCTGCAAGAAAGTTTGGAGATGTTAATGTTCCACCGTTTAAAACGCTTCCCCCTGGTCCTGGTTCTACGTTTGGTTTATCAGTAGATTCAGCTGATGTGTTTGGTGCTGGGTTTTCTGGCGATGGTGTTCCCTGAGAAATCTCTAGTGTAGTTGGATAATAATTATATTCAATTTTGTTGGTTGTTGCCATTATTGTACTATTATGTATTTTAGTTCTGGGGTCGTGGTTGTTCCAGTAAGGCTTATTTTAAATTGTATCTGTTCATCTGGAAGTATCTTATATGTTTCATTAATAATTATGTCTTTTGAAATGATTGCTCCAAAGGTTGCAAAATCAATAGTTGCCACAGTTGTCCATGTAGCGGTTAGATTTGTTCTGTATTCAATCTTAAGTCCTTCGTTAGTTCTTAGTGGTCTTGCTAGTTGAAATACAATCTCTTGAAACTTAAATAGTTTTGTGTTGCTTCCTATTGTATAAAGAGGTGTTACAAAATAACCACCATAAGAAGTTGTGTAAGATGTAGCGGTAGTAAGGTCAATTCCGTATGTAGTATCATCTCTCCATCCTGACAATAGGGTGTCTCTTGTAACTGGTAGTAAAGCACTAACCTTTAGAGGTTTAGATGTTCCATCATTACCAGTTGAAATCTCATGTTCTAGGTTTAAAACGTTACCCCTGCCAGTTTGTAATAGTGAGTATATCCCTTGTCCTGCGATAGCGGTAGTTCCACCTTGCCCAGTTCCAAAGAAAGTTTTGTTCTTGTATTGGACGATTGACCCTGGGTACCACTCAAGATACTTTCCTCCACTAAGGTCTATTGGTAGTTGTCCTATAATGTGTGCGTTTACTCCATCACATCTATAAATAGTTCCGTTAGTTCCTGCTAATACGACCAACATATTACCAGTATTTTTCATGGCGTGTATTCCGTAGTCTGAGAATATAATTGGTTGTCCGAATGAAGTTGCTGCCCTATCCCATGGATAAATGTTTCCAACACGAATATCATAAATATTAGACCCTTGCCAAGTTCCAAGCATTAAATTGTTACCAAGCTCCTCTATGCACTTAATTCTGTAAGATGGTGGTAAGTCTAGAGCTTGGGCTGTCCAGTCATATGTGGCTGGGGTTCCTGGGTCAAATGTTTGTCCACTAACCTCATCTAAACTAAAAACATAGTTTGATGCTCCACCATAAACCATATTGTCGTTTGTACTTACTAGCATTGGGTGCCACAAGTCATCTGAGTCTATGGCTTGCCAATCATTTGTCCAATTACCAGAGGTTATTCCAGTTGCAGTACCATCTCCACAAGCGTCTAAATAAGCGTCTCTAGCTACTAAAAGATAATTTTTCCAAATTATTATTCCATTTCCACTAGCGTTAGTAGAACTTGAACCAGCTAAAACAGCCCATGTTGCACCACTGTCTGCGGACTTATAAATTGCTCCTGCGTTGTCTTGGGCGTATATCTCTGCTGTAGTAATTGGGTGTCTTGCAAACCAGTTAATCTGACCAGTAACGGTGGTTGATGATTTTTTAGCCATTAGATTGTTAAGAGCAACAATACCAGGAATATCGTCTATGTTCATATTACGAACATCAGCAAACCCAACATGTGGACTTTGTGCTATTCCTTGTCTTGGTGCATCTATTGTAATTTGTGGCATATTATCTTGTGTCTTCAATCTTTGGTCTAAGATTGTCGTCATTAACTTTATAAAATTGGTGTGTTCCACTTTGTGAACCACTTGTATTAACAGATGGACCATTATCATTCATATAACGGTATCTTGATACCTCAAAGGTACTTGTAGTTAAGCCGTGCTTTGTAACATAATATACTGTTTCACTGCTACCAGTAGTAGCTGTTAAGCCAGTTGGTAGCGTATCGCTAGTTGTAAAAGCAACCTTATCACCACGATAAAGACCATGGTCCGTACAAGTAAATACGGCTGGTGATGCAACAGATACAGTAAATGTTTTTAAATAGTGTCTTCCCATATATAAAGATTAATTGTTAGTCCAAGCCCCAATATTAGGGGCTTGCATCAGCAATTAAGCTGTGTAAGGATTATTATCGTACTTTTGACATTCTAATCAAAAATTTTCCTTCAAGTGTGTTGGTTGTACCAGTTAAACTTTCTATAACTTTTGCATCTGGATTTAAGTTTCCATCATCGGGACCACCACCATAAGCATAACAGTTCAAAAATGGTTCTTCTGGGGTTAAGAAAATTTTATCCAAATTTCCTGTACTTGGTATTCCCCAATTTGAAGCAGTAGTACTTGAAATATTATTCTCAATTATTGGTGCTGAAGATGTGCTAATGGTACTTGTATACAGTAATGCTTGAGCTGGAGTTACAGCTTTATTAACGGAGGCTCCACATCTAATCATCATAGATGATGAGGCTCCAGCTGAAAGGTCTAATCTAACCAACTCAACAGTAGTTGTAGATACTGTTTTACCTTTTCTACCCTCAGTTTCCCAATTTACAACAATATCCAATGCAGAACTTGTTGCTTTTAAAAATGGGCTTGGGATAGATACAAGTGTAGTAGTAGCATCATTAAAGTCACCAGTAAAACTATATACGGTATCACCATTTACTGAGAAATATTGATAAGGCATATCTGGTCCAGATACTGCACCAAGGGTTACATCGCCCTCAACTACTGGCTCTTGAGCTGGTGCTTCATTATATACTTCAACGTTCTCAATAATTCTTTGAACAACGCCATTATTAGCACTAACCACTAAAGCGGCACCGACAATAATTACTAAGCATAAGACACCTAGAGTTCCATACAACTTTATCCTCATTTTTTTAAGTTTAGTCATTTTGTTTGATTAATTATAAACTTTTTAGTTTCTTCTCCAGGGCTTCTTTCTTCATTTCATACTTTACTGGGTTTTGCTTTTTATAGACTTCTATTAGCTTAGCAAACTCTTTGCGTGCTTCGCTAGAACTCTTTTTTTCTTTCTTTTCTTCTTTTCCTTCAAATTCGTTTAGATTTATAACCCTTAAAGATTTTTTACTTTTTCCCATAAATTTTGTTTAGTTTGTGGGGAGTGTCGGAGTAAATAAGCAGGAATTCTTGGTCGGTGGAATAACCCACTAATTTACCCCTAATACTCCCCACAAAAAGTAAATTAAGCGAGTGTAATATCCACAACTAACCCTGTTTTAGAGTTCCAAAGTTTGAATCCACAGTATCCGAAGACTGCTACTTCTACTCCAGTAGTAGCTGTAACCATTTTTTCTTCAACCTTGATTCCTCTTGGTGCAGCGTAAGTGGCTACGCCCTTTACACCAAATACTCTATGGTTATCATTAGTCCATGTTTTACTACCAGATACTGATGTGGTTGTTGCATCTACGAAGGTTCCTGACCGTACTACATAGATATCTACACCCATGTAAGAAGTCATGAAGCCATTTTTCAATGCTGCGTCTGCGAAAGAAAATCCATTAGACGCTTGTGCTTGAATAAATCCAGGCACGTCTGTGTTCTCAATAATTAAAAACAAACCCTTATAAGTATCAGCATAACCAGTAACCTTGCTTAAAAGATTACTCATGATTACGTTGATATTAGCAGCGGTAGTAAATCCACCAGCTGGGGTTGTGTAGGTCCCTGAACCATTTTCACAAAGCTCATTAACCACCCATTTATCAATAGCTGTTGCTACTGATGCGTTCATTTCATCTATTCTTGAAGCCCACAAATCAAATCTTGACAATACGATGTCAAAGTCATAAATGTGTTCTGCATAGATGAATTCGTCGGTTACGGTTAATGTGTCGTCAGTAACAGTAACTGAACTTACTGTGTAAGTACCAGCTAGGGCTTGTACAGATGCTGTAGGCTGATTTCCATAAGGATTATGGATATATTTTAAATCAGTCCTGTCTACTGCACAAACTTTTTCTGCTACTAGAGCGTTTCTCAATGAAATCTGTAGGGTATTGCTAATATATTTGGCACGATACGACGAACCGTATGTACCTGTTCCTATTGTTGCTCCTGCAGCCATTTGTTTAGTATTAATAATTAGGTTCCACCATAATACTTAAAATGGCTATCCATTCTAAGTACCCAAGCCTTTTCTTGTTTTCCAAAGCTTAATTATGTCTTCATCTGTTTCTGGCATCTTACCGTCATTAGCATTCTTTAATAATGTTTCGCCAGTTACTTCAGCTGTGCCACGTCTGCTTGTTTTTGTATTAGCAGCCTCGGCAGTTTTTCTTGTTTCCTCAGCCTCTTTCAAGACTGTCTTCGTAATATTGGAATCAAGAGCTTCTGCCACGGACATATCTAGTGCTTTTGCTATTCTTTGTACTGTCTCAACATCATCAAGACCGATACCAGCTTTTAGAAGTGCGTATTGGTCTTTATTAAAACCAACTTCAGCTTTAGACTCTTCTTTAGCTTCAGCCTTAACTGGTTCTTCAGTTTTAGCTTCGGCTTTCTTTTTCCAATGAGATTTTTGAGCTTTTAAGGTCTCATTCTCCTTTTTAAGTGCTTCAACGTCTATTTCTTCTTTCTCTTCTTGTGGTTCTTCTTGTATTTCTTCTTGCTCTTGATTTTTTTCTTCAAGATTTTCTTCTTGATAAGTTTCATTTTCCATAGTTTTGTCTAGTTTATGTATTCATCTAATTCTTTGATAAATTTCTCATATCTTTCTTTCTTATTTGGTGTTTTTAAGAATTCCAATTTTGATATTACTTTAGAAAAATTTTCTTTAGTTGTATACCAAGTCCATTGTTTTTGTGCATTTGGAAAAGCATTTTGCTTTTTCCTTACAGATAAATTACCACCATATTGTTTTTGTATTAACAATAATGTTTGATAATCATCCTCTGCAACAGAAATTGCTACACGAAAAGTTTTTCTTACAGAAATATCTCCATTCTTTTTCTTATAACGATTGGTCATTATATTAAAATAACCTTCGCCATCAAAGAAACCAACAAACCATTTATCAAAATCATCTAAATACATATTCTTTTTATATTAGACTTTAGTGTCTATTTATTAATTTAAAGGGTTTATTCCCTTAATCATTTTAGAGACTTTAGTGTCTATTTATTTGAATTCGCTTTCAACTTTTTAAGTGTTTCTTCTGGTGTTTCATTAGCTTGTCCAGCCAACACCCTTAGAACATTAAGATATTCTTCTACGTGTTTGATTACAGAATTTCTTGCAAAAATGTTTATATAGGTTTGTTCGTCTTCACCAATCTCTGTTAGTTTTTCAAACACTATTCGGTCTTCAACGTTTTCTCCTTCAAAATATTTCAACTGTTGTTCTATATACTTAATCATTAAGTCAGTTGTCTTTATTCTTGGTAATGCTTCTACAAAACTTAGTTCAGACAATGGTAGTGTAGACCACATATCTCTTATCATCATAATTGGTACATCTCCGTCTATCTCAAGCATAAACGTCTTTCTAATTAAACTTATAAGCTCAGTGTTCTTTTTCATTTTCTCAAGGTCTATCCATTCTTTTTCTGTTAAATCCATCTGATAAAACACCTTCCTTATAAGACAAAATGGTTCAAGTTTTTCTGCAAACGTATTTTTAATCAAAGATAATTCTTTGTCTGTATATCTAGTGTCGTTTGTTATCATAGTTGTGATACAATATGTTATGTTTCTTTTCTATCTGTTTGATATTAGCCTGTATTTTTTCAAATAGCTTGTCGTTATTTCCATCTAGGTATTCATAGGCAGACGCTCCGCAATAATGGAATATATAGGCATTAGTGGCAAGAACAATTCTGTAGTTAGCCTCTAATATTCTGTGAGCTATATCCCAGTCTTCTCCTCCGAAAAAGAAGTCTTCATCCCAGTTACCTATCTTATCTATTACCTCTTTCTTTACCAGAAAGCATACGCCCATAATAGCAAATGGATTTGGTACATCTTCAAAGACCTCTCTTTTTTTCCAATCAGACTTTACCTGTATACCACTCCCACCACTAATGAAAGGTACTACCATTCCCACGTTTCCTTCAAAACCTTTTAACATTTTATCAAGCCAATTTGGTATTACGGCTACATCGTTGTTCATAAAGCAGTAGTAATCACCCCTAGCTACTGTTAGTCCAGCGTTTAATGCTCCAGAATAACCCTTAGGTACTTTGTTTTGCAAATATGTAACCCTGCTGTCTTTGGTCTTTTTTAACAAAAGGTTTTTAATCTCTTCGTTCTCACCCTCCTGGACAAGTATTAACTCAAAGTCTTTTGTATAGTTTAACACGCTATCAATACAAAGTTCCGTTAAGTCTGGTCTATTAAAAACAGGCACTATAATTGAAATCATAACTATTGTGTATTATTTGGTATTTCAGCACCAGGAGCAATGCCACCGACCTGCTCCGCTTCCTGCGGAATGGGTTGCTGTGCTGGTGTTTGTGATAATTCTATTGGTGATAATCCTCCAACCGTTTCAAGTATTCTGTTAAATATCAGTTTAGCGTTTGGGTCTTGCAACACTGCTGGATTAGCTGCGATTGTCTGTAATACAGTGGTAAGGGTTTGAACAAGAGCTTCCTTGTCTTGGTTTTCTCCAGTAACATCTATGTCTAGTTTCCATTCAAAGTCTTTCAGTAACTGTTTCCAGGTTTTGTTGCTTATGTCGCTTGGTTTTAAGAAACGTTGGTTTCCAAACGAGTTAAGTTCACCCTGTATTTGAGCTGTCTCATCTTGTATCATTCCAGCCTGAGTATCCTGACTAAACATGTTTCCATCAAGAATGTCTTGTGGGGTTTTGTTAAGAATATCGTTTTTAATTTTATCGTTTACTCTTCTAACTGCTTCGTTTGGTACATATCTTGAGTCTAGTTGGATTACTTGGTGGTCTTCTAAGATAGTAGAGATTTCTTCTGATGTGTTCATTTTCTTTTTAAGATTTGGAATAACCCATTCTCTCAACATCTCTTCTATATAGAGACCTTTGTTCTCAATCATCATCTCAAATAGACTGTGTGATTCCTGTAATAGGGCTTGGGTAAGTCTCCAAGCAGTTCCTGATGGTGGGTTTTCGCCCATCATTGACTCAGATACACCAGTAATCTCGTTACCAAGCTCTTTCCATTGGCTCATATAGCCCTGTAGTGATGTGATATTTGGTGTGTTATTAATCTGAGTAAGTGGTTGATTTGCTGAATGAATAAGAATGTCACCTGTCTCAATAGAGTTTAATGCGTTCTGACCAACAAAGTTACCGTCTGATGTTTGAAATATCAGCTTACTGGCTAAATCAAGTTGGTCTTTAATAAGTTTAGCATTGTGATTAACCATCCACTGTGCTTCAAACAAATGTTCTACCGCACCTATGCCCATAGTTCGTCCATCTTCGGCTATTAGGTGTGTCATCATATAAGGGCATTTTGACTCCTTACCACTATATAGTGAGTAGTCAGCAAACCCTCTATTTGATGGTTCGTCTTTAGTCTCAAAAAACGTAATAACGTGCATCTGTTGGACAAATGTGTCGTCATCGTCTTCATCATCTGTCAAGTAAGACAACGGTAGTTCTCCGTGTACTTCATATACTGGGATATATTCTGATTTGTTGTCCTTTCTCGCTCCGTCCATTGTGGTTCTTGTGGTTATATCGTCTAAAAGTCTTTCAACCATGCCCTCGTCATACTCTTTTCGTTTTCTTAATTGAGCTGGTGTAAGCCATAGTTTCTCAATCTTAACGTTGTTTTCAAAATCAACTGGGTCGCAGATAAGACGGTTCCAGGGAACTATCTCTGAAAACAGCTCTCCTTCCTTCTCTACAAACTTACAAACCGCTGAACCATATCTTGAAAGCACTCGTCCCCACTCATTTAAGAACTGACCAAAGGATGTTTTTTTCATCCATTCTTTTAAGAGAACCTCGGCAGTAAAAGCCAACATATAATGTTCTTCCCTTGAAGCTCTAACACGAATATTCTTTCTGTCTATATCGGTAGCCCGATACCATATATTCACAGCAGCTGTAACTATATTGAAAAACGGTTTCTCTCTGTCAAGGCTATCGGTTTCTCCAGAAGTGTGTTTAGAGTTTAGGTAAGCATCAATCTTTTCAATGTTTTCACGTAGTGAGAAAGTAACATATTTTGATATAGTTGTTTTGCCTCTTATGTCGTCTTGTTCGGCTTTACGAACTATATCGTATACTGTTTTAACTTCATTCATGTTTGTTATTTAAGTTTTTTATTTCCAAAACTGTCTGTTTTTTTATGACACTCCTTACATAAAGTAATACCATTATCTATTGCAAACCTTAGCAATAGGTTTTTTTGACCAATGTATAATTGGAGCTGCCATAGTATTTTGATTATATTATTTAAGCTTCATTTGCATCCAAATCTCTGTTGAAGAACCCATGCCTTCAAACTTTAAACACTCATAGTTTAGGTCTTCTAATATAAAGTCAGTGTTGGTTGTTTCAATAACTCCTGGTAGTGTCCACCTAAATGTAGTGGTCCCAGTATTGAGTGTTTGTGAACCTGACCACCCATTTATGTGGTGTCCCACATCAAACCAGTTAATATCGTCTACTAAAACAGTGTCAAGGTTATTGCCCCTTGTTGTAGAAGCTGTATCGCACTCATCATCATTGGAGCCAAGTATACTCATATAAAAGAGTGTATCGCTTGTAGACGCCTTACCGCTTATAGTAAAGGTGGCTTGGTCATAAAAACCAGCTATTTTCTTTGTAGCACTTGATGTAGCGGTATAATTACCACCCCATGCCTTCATGATTGTTGTGGTCCCAGTTTTTGAACCAAAAACATCACCAGCAAAATAAGTAAAGGTTCTGGCACCTAAGTCTCCTTGACCACTAACCTGAACTATATCTTTTTTAATTAAAAAGCCTATAGACCCTGCCATAACTAGCATTACTATGCCTACTGTAATGAGAATTGTTTTCATAGTTTTTATTTATTAGAATTAAATTATTTGTTGCTATTAAATTTATAGTTTACTCTATTTCTTGTAAAAATTTGCTTTTGTTTATCAAATACTTTTGAGGTGTTTATGGTAGTTCCTGGAGCTACCTTGCCCATTACCTGAAAGTACATACGCATTATCCATGTATCAGAGTGGTCAGGTGAACGTCCTATAATGTCTCGGATGTCGCCTTTTTTAGTAGCCATACGCTTACCATCTCCCTCGCTTACGTCCTGATAGTTCGCTAGTTCTTCTATAACAACTTCTTTGAGTTTTCCATCTGTTTTAGAGGCTATTTTATGGTTGTTTACTAGGTCAGCTAACGTAAACAGACACTGGCTTCTAAGATTACGATAGTCTGTAACTAGAGGAACTCCTTTTGTATAACCCACATTCGGTAGTCTTACTATGTTCTGGTCGGTCTTTATGGCTTGATATGAGGACTTGTAACCGATTATTCCGTCTAATTGGGAACTTGAGGCTACTCCTGCACCGATACCAATAGCATCTACAGCTATATGTGAGTAAGGAACGTTATCTGTAAGGGCAAATTCTTTTATTTTTTGAACAATATTCTCTGTATTTAGGCGTTCAAACTCTTCTCTACGATACTCTTCTAAACCGTGCCAAAAACTAAATATAGTCTTGTCAGAGCCATCTTCAGCTACATCTACGGTCATATACTTTTCATCCTCTTTTTCTACTGAATTTGAGAATACGTCTACTAAGGCGTCATAATGGAACAAAGCCCCCTGATTATCTAGGTATTCGGCTAAGAACTCCTGACTAAACGTATCATGGTCTAACTCCTCTTTAGCCTTTATAATCTCTAAAGCCTCTATATGGGGGTTATCTTCAGTAGTAAAGTGAAAACAGGCGAAATCTTTATCCTTTTCAGCCAATTTCTCTAGTCTCCTAAGATTGGGGTTCTCTTTCTTTGGTGTACCAATAAAGGTCGCATAGCCACCACAATCAAGTAAAGTAGGTCGGAATATCTCCTGCCAGCCTATAAAGAAGTCTTTCATTGTATCAGTCTCGTCAAATACTATCTTATAAGCAGGCTTTCCTCTAAAGTTCTCACGATTCTCCCAACCTGCGATTTTAATTGACGAATGTCCGCCTTTAGTTGTCGGTAGGGTCATCTCCAAACGACTTTCGTTCGCTTTCCCTATATTCCCCACTCTCTTTTTTAGGGAGTTCCACACAATGTCCCTTGCTTGTATCTGGGTTGGTGCTATGTAGAATATCTGTCGGTCTGGTTGATTCACCGCTGAGAAGACCATGTCCTCTATCTCCAAGGCTGTCTTTCCCCCTCTCCGACCCGCTCGTATTATCTTGAACCTGGACTTGTTTTGAATTATCTCCCTTTGTTTCGGGTGTAATATCATAAAATGCTTGGTCAAAAGTTATATTAAGTTGAGCATCTATCTGTTTCTTATCAGCCATATCCTTTAAGACAACAGGCATAACCAGCGTCTTAATTTCATCAATCGTCCTATCCTTTTTCTTCCTTAGCTTCTTCAGCTCCTCATTAGCTATATCGTGAGCATAACCACTGTTAATGTACTTCTTCAATATCTCAATATCAGACTTACGTCCGCTTCTTCCCTTCTTACCACAAAAATTAGGATTTGGTTTCCTTTTCTTGCGTTCTTTTACAGGCAATCCTGCTGCCCTACGTATATCAGTTAAGCTCATATTTAGTGCCCACTAATATTAGCGAAATTATTTCCAGCTGCTCCCCCGTGGAGAAAGTAGAAAACGTCCCTTTTTTGGCTAATATTGGAATAGGCAAAATTAAGTTTTTAAGAAAATTGATGTTTTTTTGTAAAAATCTACTCAAAAGTACTATATTTGACAATGTCAATAGTGTTTAAATTGTGAAAAAATTAGATATCAACTAGATAAAATTAATTTAGAAAACCTTTCCCTGCCATACCCCCCCATCTATTCTATGTGTATTCTTTTATTCTATTATTAGCTAAATATATGTCTATTAATTTATAAATGTTTAACTTGTTTTATTCAATATTTTTAAACCCTGTCTTCCATTT